CGCATCGTCGCCAACGATGTCGACGACCCGATGCGCCTGCGCGTCACGCGCTACAACGGCAGCGCATACGTCGATCTGATCGCCGTGCCGGTGGCCACCATCACCAGCGACGCCTGGCACTGGATCCAACTCGATCGCGTGACGAACACGTTCACGCTGTACGTCGACGGCGTCGAATATTCGACGGCCACGGAGAGCATCTCGCTGGGTGGTGAAGATATCATGGTCTGCCAAAACGGTCAGACGCAAAATCTCTGGAGTGGCTACACGGCGCAATTGCGGGTGACGACGGCATTGCGGGCGAGCCACGCCGTTCCGGCCGATCCATGGCCGCGCCCGACGATCAGCGGCACCATCCTGGACGTTCTTGGCAATCCAGTCTCCCGCGTCGTGCGCTGCATTCCGCGCGCCGTCGCCGTGCAGGCGATTTCGGATCCTGTGACCGGCGTGTACACCGCCTATCCGACCAGTTACGCCGACCAGATCGTCATCAGGATCGATACGACAGACGACCCGCCGATTGATGGTACGGTCGTCGGTTCCGGCAATGCGATGGTGCTCGACCGCGTGACGCCCGGCAGCTGACGTGGCCTGAGATGTCATACTCGCCGCCGCTCTGGAATCTCGCCAATTTCCAATCAGATGGCGTTGTCTATTCGCCACCTGGCTGGTATCAGGCCAATTTCTGGCCTGGCCTGCCGCCAATCATCACCTATCCGCCGACCTACGGCGGCACTACTGGCGCCGGAACCGCCGCTGCCGTCTGGTCGGCCGTCGTCACCATCGATGGCGTCAATGCCTCCTCAAAGATCGTGGGCGATATCCGCATCGAAGCCAGCGAGGGCGCTGCTCGAATCGCTGAGCTGACGGTCCGGCCGGCATCTGGGACTGGCTTTGCAATCGCCGACTGGTCAGGAAAAAGCGTTACGATCGACATCGTAGACCTATCGACCGGCGTCGCCACCGATGCGCGCCGGTTATTCACCGGCCTGATTGACACACCGACGCTTGACCTCGACCTGAAAACCATCGGCTTGTTGGCAACGGACAACCTGCAGAACCAAATCGAAGCGCTCTCGTCGCAGGCGATCGATACGCTGGTCCCTGGCGGCTATCACTCGCCGGTGATTTTTGACCCGGCCGCCCGCGGCTGGTCGCGCGCCCAGGACCGTCTCGCCACCGTGCCAGCTTCGCTCGACCTCAGTTCGCAGAATGCTTTCCGTCTTTCCGACTGGGCGCCGCGCGCCTCGCCAAACATCAGCTTTACGGAAGACCACATTCTCAGCGGATCGCTGCAGACGTCGCAATCCAGCCGACACCAGCTCGTCAACCGCGTCGACGTCGATTTTTCCTACCGATTCCCGCGGGTCAAGGCGGAAGGGTATGAGATCTCGGAGACCTACGTCACGATCGGAACCATTTCCTCGCACGCACAGGCCGGTAACTGGTTTTTGACGCGGGCGGCCGTGGAGGCTGCCATTGGCTCCGCTGGCGGCGCGATCGTCTCGATCACCTATGTCGACCTGCCAACCTACACGATTGGAAGCTGGACGCCCGGGCCTTCTGATTATCTGCTATGCATGGGATTCAATGCGCTGGTCAGCTTTGAGTATACGCAGATGATCGAAGAGCAGCACGCCATGACGGTCAGTGCGCCGAACTCCATCGCGGCCGTTGGCACCCTGCGGGACCGCCTTTCCGGCGCGCTCGAAGGTCAGTATCCGCCTGTCGAGGCTGTTGAAACTTCGATGTTGCTCTACGCCAAGTCGGTATCGTCCATCCCGCCGCAAGACCGTGCAGACATCGCCACCGGCTACACCACATCGGCTGACGTCACTCTGACGGCTGATACGGACCGCGACGCGGCCAACGCAGCGATGGAAACCCTCATCGCTGTCGCCAAGACACGTATCTGGGCGAGCCACCGACGAAACACGGTCTCAGCGGCCGTTGCGCTCAATCCCGACGTCGACCTGCCTCAAACGATTGATATCGATGTCGACGGCCAGTTACACGCCCGTGGCAAATGCCAGAGCGTCACGCATACGCTGTCCCCGGAATCCGGAGAAGCCATCACCAACTTCACACTGGCGATCTGTTCCGTTGCCGGCACCGGCATCGAGCATGCCGAAACGCCAACCGCCGCCCCGGCCGGATCCTCGCCGGCGACGTCTGCGCTTTCTGAGGTGCCATCAGCCGACTTCAACTACGGGGCGAACGAGGACCACATTCTGACGGTGATTTTTCCGGCCGTCGCGGCGATCGAGCGCGACAAGCGGGACTTGCCCATTGCCAGCAGTTACTCCGCGCCGCTCACCGAGGATATCCTGGAGATCACAATATGAGCAGCCAGCCGCCCGCCAATCCGCCGCCTGCCGGTGCTGATGTCGTTCAATCGCTCGACGACCTGGCGACGGCAGCCGGCTTGAGCACGCTGCGGAACAAGATCCTGCCGGCAACGACCGGAGTTACCACCATCCCAGTGCGCATCGGTCAAGCGCTATCGACAGGACAGCCGGCGCCATGATCGAATGGCGATAGGGCGGGCGATAGACTGGGCGATACGATGACTCAGGCAGACGATATCGCCCGGTCGCGCGAATTCCTCCGCCACGGCGTAGGCACCACCACGCGAGAAAACCGCATCCTGCCATCCGCACGCGCGTTGCCGCCGATTCCCGCCCGGGTCGGAACAGCCGGCCCGCGCGAGGAACCTGGAACCTACGTCGAAGTCGACTACGCGCAGCGCGTGCTCGAAACAGACAACAGCATCACGTACCACTATGACATGCTGAACACGCCGCTCGACGGCTATCGTCTGTATCTCCAGCCGCGCCCGAGAAACACGACGGGCGGCGACGACAATTACTATGCGTCCGCCTCCAAACTGACGACCACCGACGGCCTGCTGAAGACCGACTATAATCTGACGCTCAAAACAGCCATCATCCGCCCGACATCCGGCGCCGACCGCGTGGCTGGCTTTGGCGCGTCTCCGGTCACTTCTTGGTTCACCGACTTCGACCTCATTCGCGGCCCAACCGGCGTGCACGCGATGGTCAAAAAGGCGCGGAGAATCGACATGCTGGTGGATGGCGTGGCCGAAACGCTCGAGCTGAAACCGCCGCCCTACACCACGCCGGCCGGCAATGGCTTGTGTGTGCTGGACGAGATTCTCAAATTGGGCGACCCGTGGCACGGCCTGATTCAGGGCGGGACGCTGCGCCTCCCAGGCGGCAAGACGCGGCCTGTCGCACGGCCCGGCATTGGCTCCGGCGTCGTCTATCCTCTGATCCCCTACGGTGTCACGCCGGCGTCGACCGCGGACGCTGCAGACGTTGCAGCCGGGCGCACGTGGCTCAATTACGGCTTGCTGGCCGGCCAATGCCTGTATGAGCAGACCATCCGCTCCGAGTTTCCTGCGTGGGTCTATATCGCGCCGGACAATACGACCTGGCGCGTGGAATACGTCTACGTCCTGGTCGATGGCAACTTGAACATCCAGCTCAAATTCTATCCGCTACGCAAGCTGTTCTTGACGGATGACAAATGGGGTGGTCTCGTGCAGACCTTACTCGCTCCGATCAACCCGGGAACGACAGCATACCGACCTGGGCCGTTGTACGATCTTGACAGCAAAGGTGCAAATGCGGTTTTTTTCACATTATCAGGATCGACACAAGGTGCGGCGCTTGTCAATATACAGGGTATCCCACCGGCCGCAACAGCGACACAGACGCTTCTCGCCGATGGATCTGGGTATGGATCCATTTATGCAATGGGTGGATACTCAGACGTAACGACTGTGGAAACTACGCTCTGGCATTATAGGGTTCGTACTGTAAACTGGGAGATAGTCGAAAATGGAACTCCACAAATTACATACGGAGAACCTACGGAATATCTTCAAGATGTAAAGAATGGAGACCCGCCGCCAACTCAAGAAGGCGTTTTGCCGCCGCTTTTTCCTGGTCCTGATGGATGGCCAATTCAGACTAGTTATCAGTTTGGCATATTAAGGGAAGAATTTGCAGGTTATGG